TGCTCCTGTATAAAATAATCTATACTGCGAACGATTTCGAAGAACAACACTGCTAATTGTATAGTCTGAAATATTAGTAGTTACATCAGCTACTAAAGCTTGTATTTGTCTAGATACTGAGCCTAATTCAACATCACCAATCCTTGCAGTAGCAGCAACAAGCCTAAGTCCATCAGGAGCGAGGAATAAAATGTCTCCTGCGATTTCTTGAATGCTATAACCGCTGAGGCATCCAACGTTGTTAGTAATTTGGACAACTGATGTATTTGCTGAGTCATTAATATTATCTAAACGATGAATTGTATTTTCACAAAATATAAATAAAGAACCACGGAAACTTTTTATTCCTGTAATTCTGTCTGCAATAGTTACTGATCCTGAACCAGTACCTGTAAAATCTCTATCATCATTAGTTTTACTATAGAAAACTGTACTAGGCTCATTTTCTGTGTCTACAACACAAAGGTGTCTATCAAGTAACTCTATATATTTTCCGGCAGCAGGAGTTGCTATCTCTTGATAAATAAATGTACGAGTAGCTCCTGTACCATCAATATGGAAATGGCCTAAGTTATCTGCGCCTGTTGCAATGGTTAAAGAACCATAAGCACTATCTGTATGTCCAGTAGGCGCTCTCATAATTACAAACTGAGCTTGACCTTGATTAGGTCTATCTAGTTCTGCAAGAGCTGCTAAATCAGCTTCTATAACTCCTGCATGCCCAGTATCTTTATTTATTTGTAACCATGTTGTACCGTCTTCAGAATAATAAACACTAGTACCTACACAAGCTACAACACCAAGAGCATAAGGTATTACTCCATGTACTCTTGTGTCAGCTTCTGGACGAGTCGTACCATAATGACTATAGCCATTTATACGTCTGTAGCCTCCGTCAGGGTGAACTTCAAAGTTTAAAAGCTCTTTAGCCACCCCGGGCTGTTGGAGCATATCAAACTCGTTTAAGTTGGTGTTTAAACCACCCTTACACGAAAATCCAAAAGGCTGAGACATTATACGAACCGTATCCTATCATCTTTAATATAACTAATAGGAGAATCAAGAAGATTTTCTCGCATGCTTCTTAATCCTTTTTTATAATCCTCCATAGCAAAAGCAGCTGCTTGAGGATTTTCTTTAAACTGCCACATGTAATAACGAGCTTTCGCAATAAGCACATTTGTATACATATCAGGAAATAAAACTTCATCAGTATAAGCTGAAAGTCTTGTGGGCTGATTCCAAGCAAAGAACCAAACTTTATATTCTTTCTTAGGTATAGGGCTTAGTCCAAAGTTACGCCCATCAGGACTACGGATAACTGCATTAGGTTCTCCCCAGTTCTGAGTATCAGCATCGTCATCATTTTCGTGTGTGCGTCTAAAGTCTTTCCAAGTTTCTGTAGACATAAAACGCAAGTTACGAGTTACATAAGGTGCTGTTTCACCATCAACTCCTACAGTAGTAATGTAAAAGTTTTCCCAATCTATAGCACCATAGTCATCAGCAACACTATCACTAGCTGCTTTTAATTCATACCATCTTGTTCCGGCAGTAGTAGATACAGAAACATTACCATACATAGGATCTGTTGTTCCGCTTTCAGCTACTGCAAGAAAAGGCCATTTAGGTTCTTCAGTAACAATGTCAGCGTAGGCACGATTAATACAATCCTGCACATGTTTTTGAATTCCAATAGCTGAAGAGAAGTTACTAGAAGTCAAAGGAACTTCGTTTAACTCTCTGAGCAATTCGTTTGTTAGCTGAAGAAACGTTGTAGCCATTTGTTAGCAACCTTTAGCTTTAGGCATTGCCTCTTTGTATACAGGCTGTGTTGAACCTTTTTCAGTTACATAGCCGCCCATATTCATTTTCTTTTTAGCCATACCACCATAAGTGTATTTGGCTTTACTGCTTTTCATCATTTTTTTCTTGTCGTACATCAGTCTTTCCTCCAAAAATTCTTTCCCAAGATTCGTTATACTTTTCTTGGTTTATTTTTCTAGGCCGACCATTTTGTTTGTTGCGGGATTTTATAACAATTCTTTTTTGTCTCATAAAAGATAGGGGGCAGTTTCCCACCCCCTTTCTCCTCGATTATTAGTCGATAGTGTAATAAGCACCAGACAGAGCTTCTGGACGCAGAACCTTAACACCGTGAACATGCAGACCACGAACGATATCACCAAAAGAAGTGGGATCGCGTAGTACTTCAGTGTTAACGATAGTCTGAGCCGTTGCAACTGCAGACATGTGACCTGCCAACACAATACCAGAAGCAGTAGATGCTGCAGGCATATTGTTAGACTTGTACATGCTGAAGCCACGAAGCTTACCAGAACTTACAAGACCGTTACGGATAGAACCCTGACCACCATTGTAGTCTACTGAGAGCAACTTAGAATCAGTCTGAGACAGTTCCTCGTAGAACTCAGGAGAAGCTACAAACCAACGACCTTCTTCTGGTACGTTCTGCTCATCAAGGAGACGAGCCATACGAGCCATAAGATCTAGAGGGTCAACTTCAGAAGCAGTACCAAGGTCAACAGAAGCTGTAGTTTCACCTACACCGCCGCTGCCTACTGCCGCATCAGCACCAATTATCATGTCTGGGCCAGAAGCAGAAAGACCTGCTTCCATTTTGCTCAGAATGTTTGCATCAAAAGCATCCTTCAGAGAGTATGCAGCTGAAGAGGCTGCAACCTCACGCCAGTTAACATGAGACATGTTTGATTCAATGTCATCTACGATGAACTTGAAAGCATTCGCTGTATCAACAACCAGAGTTACCTCTTGGTCTGTCAACTTGGTCTGAGTGATGTCTTGCCCACGCTCATACTGATAAACAGTAATTGTTGGTTCTTTGATGATCCTTACAGAATCTCCGAAAGCAGAAATCTCACCCGCATAATCCGTATTTGTGATAGCCTCTGCTACAGAAGCCTTACGGAAAAAGTTTAGTACCTTCTTGCTATAGACGGCAGGAAGGAAGAACGAGTTAGTTTGACCTGCTACGGAGTTCGCAAAGTTCGCATCGGTATCCGTACTCGGCTCGAAGTACTGGTCTGAAACATTATTAGCCATTTTTAATCACCTCAATAAAAGACAAAAGTTATTTAATAACCCGCCCCTCACTGATTGCTTGATTAATATCATCTTCGTATTTATCAAATTCAGCAACGGACATGCGGGCAATTTCCCGTTCCGTCCATATTTTAGGCTGACGAGCATCAATGGTTTTTGTTTTAGTTGAAACCATATCAGCTGCAGTGTTAGCCTTCTGTTTGGACGGAGTTTTGGTTGATTGAATTGCAATTCCGTTTTCCATCTTATACAAATCAATTGCACGAGAAGCTAAATTGGCATTATTAGAGTTTTGATATATCCAACTTTGAATTTCCTCTGGCTGAGCTTTTGCCCACTCATGGAAATTATCGTCAGCTCTAATATCTTCAAAGTCTGGATGACGAGCTTTAAGCTGAGCTTCGGCTTCTTTGCGAGCAATATCTGCCTCACGCTGCTTAAGTGTCACCAGTTCAGATCGAATATCTTGAAGCTGTTGCTCATTTTGTAAGTGAGCTACAGTCTCTACTGTCTGATACAAGTCAGGATATTTCTGTTTAAATTGCTCAATTTCTTCAACACTCTTAGGAGCTTTGTAACTAGGAGCACTAGCTTTTGCTTCTGCTATTAGCTCTTCTTCGCGTTGTTTAAACTGAGAAACTTTCTGGTCATAATGCTTCTTAAGATCATCGTACCTTTTTTTGTAGTTGACTTCCTTAGAGTCTGTTTTTTCTGCAGGGGCTTCAGTTTCACTGGAGGTAGCCTGAGCTTGACTCTCATCAAAAAAGATACTGTCTGCGTCAACAAAAGGTTTATCCTTTCCTTGATGCCAATCTTTTTTCATGTTGTAAGGATTTGCATTTTCTTCAATCATAATATCTCCAAACGGGGCTTGTCGTCTTCAAGGTTGCCTACCATAATGCATCGTCATGCTAGTAGGGGCTTGGTACTTCAAGGTAGCCGTGGTTAACGAATACTGGGCATCCTGTTTGAAAGTAACATCTGCTGCTGAGTATCTTCAGCAGGGCTTGTCATTACTTCCATTTTATTTGGATTCCCAGACATAAGACCTCCGTCATAAGCACGTTCAGCATCATCCATTATTTTTTGGAGATTGTCTGCGCCTAATTGGTCGGTCGCTTTTTTGGTAAACACAAACTCTCCGGCAGATAATCTAGCCGGAATAGAGTCTGAGATACCATTACCGGGGCCAGTAACTTTTCCGGCTCCAGTAAATTCAGAAGCAGTCTCTACTACTTTGTCAAATATTTGACTTAGCATAGGATCTTCTTGCAAAGTATTAAAGAGATATTCTTTCTCTTCATCTTCTAACGATTCATCAACAATAAAGTCTACATATTGCTGCATCATTTCTTCATCTGGAAGTTGTGCAGCAGCAGCTTCTTCTGGAGATACATTAGGATAAGTATCTACAGGAACTTCCATATCAGCCATTTCAGGAGGAACTGCCATTTCTCCTCCTTCTGCTTTCATTTCTCTTGGGCCTAACTCAGGCAAGGCAGTTTCAAACTCTTGGAATAATTCATAATCTTCATCAGAAAGATTATCAATAAAACGTCTGCCTTGTCCTGCATCTAACGTTTGAATATATGCTACAATGTCTTCGTAGTCTTTAAAGAAGACTTCAAGATTTTGTGCTACTTCTTCTGGGTCAGCCCCTCTAGCCATTTCAACTGGATCTATTTGATCTACAGATTCGTCAGGGATGTTGCCACCCCTTCGCTGCATATTTTCAGGCAGCATATCCATAACATCTTGTGCTAGTTCAGGATCGCGTTCTGCTAATTCATCAAAAGCTCTTGGATCTTTTTCAAGCGTATCCATTAATTCATTAGCAATCATTTCACGCTTGACCATATCTTCTTTTAGACCACGGCCTCTTTCCGTCAATCTTTTTGTTTCTTCAATGGCTTTCTTTTCGTCAAGCTTACCTAGAAGACTTATTACGCCTTTAGCAACTTTAGAACCTTTAGAGTATTTTTTTCTCTTTTTGTTTTCCATAGCGTAATATACCTTTGTGCCTTTTTCAGTTCCATACTCTTTTTTAAGAGAATCCATTAAAGATTTGTTAATTGGCATTAGCGATATTTCTTTGTAGTCTTTGCAGCTTTACTAGGCTGTTTAGAAAATTGTTTACCTTTTTTCGTATCTTCTCGTTTCTTCTTTGTAGTAGCCGCATACTCTGAAGAAGACATAGCCTTTATAGCTTTCTCAGGTAGATAACGTTCTCCTGTAGCTTTAGGCCCCTGAGTAGAAGGTTTACCTGATTTAGTACGCCACTTTTGTTCTGTCCATTTCTTTAAACTTTCTTGTGGCTTCTTCACTTATAACCACCTCCGGCTTCTTTGTACTGCTTAGCAAGCATTTGGGCTTTTCTCGCAGACCATTGTCCGGCGCTGCCACCTTTTGAACCCGCTTTAATCTTTTCGAATAAACGTTTTCGCATAGTAGGCTTTGTGTAATTTCCTGACTCATTTACTCTTGAAGTAGTAGATGTGGTACTTTTACTTTTGGTTTTACTCACCATTGTGTCCTAGCCTTGGCTTTTGCTTTATCTGATAAATCACCATAATGATAAAGAGGTTTTGAAGTCTTTGACATTTTTTTACCTGTCATTAACTTGCCATCAGGGTGTTTATGATAACCTCCTTGATGAACAGTACCGTCTTTAAAATAATGTTTTACATCTTTAGCCATCTTCTTTTAAAATCCTATTGACCTGTTCCCTAAGTCCCTCCAACCGTACCAGAGAACTCACTCTCCCCTGACTGCGGTACAGCTCCAGTTCCGATGTTGCCACCGCCAGTACCTGTAGCTCCGAGGTCTTGGCCTTCTGGAGATACTCCTCCAACACCTCCCATACCTGCGGGTTGTTGACCACCGGATTGAGCTTCTGGGCCAGTTTCTTGTCCAACATTTTGCATTCCTATAATTTGAGCCATAAGTGCTGCTTCTTCTGGGTCATTGATCAGTTCTTCTGGATCAAGCTCCATTGAGTAAGCAAGTTCTGTAAGTAGCTTGTTCATCTTCACGAACGGAGCTATGGCAGGATTTTGGACGGTTTGTAGGAACATTGTCAAGCGCTGACTGCGTACTTCCTTCTGCATAAGAGAACTTGTACCAGTTGCTTTAACTTCTAAGTCACCTGTGATATTTAACTTACTATCCATGAACTGCATGTTCCATTGGAAGTAAGCTTCACCAAGAGGTCGAAGTAAGAAGTCATCAAGATTTTTTATAACTGTCTTAATGTTTAAAGAGGCTGCACCAAGAAGCATACTCATACCAGAAGCAGTACGAGTCATGCTTTGTACGCCTGTTTGTCCGTGTGAGTAACTTGGAATACCTGTCTGCTCATCTGCAAGCTGACGAAAACGATCAAACATCATCATGTTTTCGTTAGAGGTATTAGGAAACTTAAGACCATTTATGGCTTGGCCCGGAACACCTGCTTGTCGCCTAAAGATTTTTCCGGGATAAATTTCCATACTCTGACCGCCCACAAGAGCAGACTCGTCCACATCAAAGACAAGTGAGCCTGAGAGGGCTAGATTATCAATAGCCATTCGCGCATGACCATTCATAATCTTCTGCGAATCTTCCATGTTTTCCGCAACTCCGATCCCAAAGAAACTATAAGGATTCCTTTCGTAAGGGAAGGAGTGATAGGGTAAGCGATGAGGAGTAAAAGGATTGACTACAGAACGTAATACAATGCCGTTGCATACCCATGCATTAATTTGTATTTCATCTAGATCATCAACATCTTCAGATAGCTCCATGCCAATCTCACGAGCATACTCTGCGTCAATGATTCCCCAATACTCTAAAACTTCAAATTGGCTTGCGCCATAGTCTTCTGATCTCTGATCATCTTTTAATTCTTGCTCATAATCTTCAGGCTCATAATTAGCCCCCATCATGAGACAATC